ACATCTCATTTGATGATGCTTTAGATATAGTATTATCTACTGATGATTGGTTTACTAATGTAGACTTAGATTCTTTAGATATATCTCAACTATCTGAAATAGTCACTGAGTCTAATGCTGAATCTCTAGTATATACTATAGCTAATGGTAGTTCTCCTTCTATAGCTAGAAAACTGTATACTGAACTTCAATACTATGTAGATAAGAAGATTATCTAACCATTAGGGTATTAGTAACGTCTAACCTCTGCTCCCTCCATATAGCAAGTTTAACAGTATCTAGTTACTATATAAATCCCACTTAAATTAAATAAGGAAATTATATGTTAAAAGATTATAAGAATGTAGTAGATGCTATTGCTTCTGAAATATCAGAATATGAGGTTAAGCCTACTAAAGCTTCTTCAGCTAGAATTCGTAAGTTATCATTACAGTTAGGTAAGCATGGTGCTCCTCTACGTCAGTATATGCTTAAACTGGATAAAGCTAAGTAATGCCAGCTATCATTGAAACATCTGCTAGAGACCTTATGTCAGATGCTAAATTCTATGAAGCATATGCTAGATACAATCCAGATGAATCTAGATATGAGACATGGGAAGAGGCAGTAGATAGGGTTATGGATATGCATAGAACATATTATGCAGACATATTGTTTACAGGCAACAAACGAGAGATACTTGCTAAGTATTTAGATGACATCACAGATTCTCCACTACTAGTATCTGACAGACTATTAAGTTTGATTGATTACGCTCAAGAAGCATACTCTGATAAACAGATGTTAGGTGCTCAGAGAGCACTGCAGTTTGGTGGAGAGCAGTTACTGCGTAATCATGCTAAACTCTATAATTGTACAGCTACATACCTAGATAGACCTGATTTCTTTAAAGAAGCATTCTATCTTATGCTGTCTGGTTGTGGTATAGGGTTTAGTGTACAGACACACCATATTGCTAAGCTCCCTGATATAGCTAGACGTACAGGAGATGCTATTACATTTATAGTAGAGGATTCTATTGAAGGCTGGGCAGATGCTGCTGGAGCACTAGTAGACTCATTCTTTATTTCTGATAGCGAATATAGAGGACATAAGATATACTTTGACCTTTCACTGATCAGACCTAAAGGTGCTGAAATATCTGGAGGATTCAAGGCTCCTGGTCCTGAGCCTTTACGTAAAGCCCTAGATAAAATGGAACTTCTTATTAAAGAAGAACTCTCCGCAGGACAGAATAGACTTAGAACCATAGTAGCATATGATCTTACTATGTTTATGGCAGATGCAGTTATATCTGGAGGAGTACGTAGATCAGCTTCTATATGCTTATTCTCTAAGACAGATACAGATATGATTAAAGCTAAAACTGGTGATTGGTTTGTTAGTAACCCTCAGAGAGGACGTAGTAACAATTCAGCAATACTTCTACGAAACGATACTACAGAAGCAGAATTCAAAGAGATCATGAAGTCTGTAGAACATTCAGGGGAACCTGGATTTGTATGGACAGATGACCTAGAGATTCTATTCAACCCTTGTGTTGAGGTAGGTATGTATGGTTATGACGCTGAAGGTAGCTCTGGATGGCAGATGTGTAATCTTACAGAAATCAATGGGGCTAAATCTAATACTCCAGAAGAATTCTATGACCAATGTAAAGCAGCAGCTATCCTAGGTACTTTACAGGCTGGATACACAGACTTTAAATACTTAACTCCTATCACTAAAAGTATTGTAGACAGAGAAGCTCTTATAGGGGTAGGTATCACTGGCTGGATGAACAACCCAGACATCTTATTTGACGTAAAGGTACAGCGTAAAGGAGCTGAGATTGTTAAGTACTGGAATAAGTACGTAGCAGACCTTATAGGCATTAATCAAGCAGCTAGATGTAATGTAGTAAAACCATCAGGAAACGCCTCTGTATTGCTAGGAACAGCATCTGGAATACATGGAGAACATTCACCTAGATACATTAGACATGTACAGATGAATAAAGAATCTGAAGTAGCTCAGCTATTCCTACAAAACAATCCTACTATGTGTGAAGAGTCTGTATGGTCTAGTAATGGTTCTGATATAGTTATAGGATTTCCTATTATATCCCCAGAAGGCAGTATATACAAGTCTGAACTACTTGGAGTAAAACAGTTAGAGTATGTGAAAAATGCTCAGCAGAACTGGATTGAGCAGGGAACTAACTATGACCAATGTGTTAAACCTTACCTAAGGCATAATGTATCTAATACTATTACAGTAGATGATTGGGGCACAGTAGGAGATTATATCTATGAGAATAGAGAGCACTTCTGCGGTATCTCATTACTGCCAGCTTCTGGAGATAAAGCATATCCTCAAGCACCCTTTACAGAAGTATTCACTATGGAAGAGATTACTTCTAAATATGGCATAGAGTCTATGTTCTCTAGTGGACTTATTGAGGCAGGTCTTAATGCTTTCAATGACAATCTATGGGCAGCCACATCTACAGCATTAGGCTATGGAGAGACACTTACAGATAAGCATGAACATCTCCTGAAGAGAGATTTTATACGTAGATTTAATAAGTTTGCCACTAACTTCACTTCAGCAGAAGAATGTGTATCTTGTCTACTAGATGTATACAATCTACATAAATGGTGGAAGATCCAGAATTCTATTCATACCATTGAGTGGGCTACTGAGCTGGGAGCTAAAGAATTCGTAGACGTAGACACTCTTGCATCGCAAGGATGTGCAGGTGGAAATTGTGACCTTAGTTTCTAGTATTAGTTTCTTCCAGCCTCCTCTGAAGCAGAATTGGAATACTACTACTAATCCATTACCTTACATGGATGATGTAGTTGGTACAGTTCTTACTGATTTCTTCTCTGGCTCAGTCACTCAATATACTAAATCAGTAGAGGGTGAATGGGCTAACATTCAGTATGTTCATTGGAGTAATCCATGAGTAAAATGACATACACAGAGTACAAAACTAAGTTAGATATGATAGCTGTATCTGAAGCACCTTACAGTGTTAAAGAAGCAGCTATTTTAAAGCTTAACAAACAATACAGAAATGATTCTGCTGATGTTGCTAGACAGCAATTAATAGAGTCTTCTTCTGACAAAGATGATATGGGAGGTCATGCCTAATGCATGCTGATGGTTACAATAATAAAGATCTTATGGATAGACCTATACAATCTACTGTAAATGCTATTCTTAAAGAACGAGGTACTAATTATGGTGAGTTTACAAACCATGCTATGTTATCTCAGAAACTCAAAGAAGCTTTCCATACTCATGTAGTAAACATAGGACAGCCAGAGTCTTTTACTGATAGTATGATAGAAGCTATGGATATGATATTCCATAAGATAGCTAGAATTGCTAATGGAGATCCTCTCTATGTGGACTCTTGGCAAGATATAGCTGGATATGCTCAACTTATAGTTGATGAGCTTAGTAAGGATAAGAAGTGAACTTTCATAACTTATCAATAGCTCTTAATGCATTACATAAAGCTAAGAATTTAGGTGGATCTATCTATACTAAGGTAGAAGCTCTTCTAAACGCTGAAGCTACTACTGAAAACATACTACTTATACAGAAACTGTTAGATACTATAAAGGATAAAAAGTGAATATTTCACCTATTAAACAGATATACAAGTTCAACAAGGAAGCTGGTCTATTAGATAAGCCTTACTCTGATGAAAAGGAATGTGCTTATCCTATTGAGGAAGCTCTTGAGGGATTTGGAACTAGGTTCTTAACTGACTTAGCCTACAGATTAGATATGGGGGAGACTACTTCTCCTAAGCTAATATCTAGAGCTATAGTTACAGAAGGACCTGACAAAGCTTTATCTGATGTTGATCGACTAGATAAACACCTAGATATTATAGTATTCTCTTTTGGTTCTATATTTAAGCTAGGTCTATCTCCTCAGGAAGCTATGAATGCATTAGGTATCGTAATGACTGCTAATCTAACTAAGCTTTCTGTAGGTACAGACTCTGAGGGTAAGCAAATGAAGCCTACTGATTTTATTGGTCCTGAAGAACAGCTGCAGAAGCTTTTAGATAGAAGGAGTAGTTGATGGCTTGTAAGACTAAGAAACCTAAACCTCCTAAGAAGTAGAAGTATAGTTCCATCTTAAAGTAAGGAGCTATATGGATATATTTAAAAACCTAGGTATGACAATCATTATAGTTGTTGGTGTATATTTAGCTATATTTTTATCTTATATACTTATACCAGCTAGTGTGTTCCTATTTGTATTCTATATCATTAAGGAAATAAATAAGAACGATACAGAGATTTGACTCTCTGTATTATTGTTATTTATGGTAGGAATGGACTTACAGTATCCCAGTCTATTATTGATGTTGGAGAATATACTGCATTACCTTTTACAATTTTACTTACTATATCAGTTCCAAAGATACTAGTACCATCTACTCCTGCATATGTCTCAGC